TTTTTTCGTTTACTATATTTATATACAACTAATATGGTATAATCATGAGTACAGATTTTGAATTATTTCCTGGTAAAGACCTGAGTGGATTGTTTAAAGATATCTATGATAATCAACAAAACAAGAAACAAAGAATCTCTGAGCTAATTGCTGAGATGAAGAAGGTAATTAGACATGCTGGGGATATGGCAGTAATTGGACCAATCATAAAAGATTTAGTAGATACATCAGTTAAGAACGATGATTCACTAATCAAGATGGCTGCAATTGCACAAAGAATTATTGGAGCACAGAATAAAACCGAAGGTGATAGTGGATTCCTTAGTGATAGAGAAAAAGAACAACTACTTAAACAATTAGATGAAACTATACACGAAGTTGCTGATGAACAAGAGTTGAAGGTTGACGAACTTACTAATGAAATAGAAGAACTAAAACAAAAGGTAAATACAAATGGGGTTTAGAGTTGGTAGTTTAAATTCTTCAAGCAAACGAAGTGATACTGGTAAGAGTACTAAGAACACCAACATAGGTGTTGTTATAGATGTTATCTACGATGATAGTCATCCACGATTATCTGCAGATGGACCTGGTGATGGTGAAGCAAAAAGGACAGGTTTAATCGGAGGAGCAGCAATAAGATTACTAAGTGATAACACAACACCCGATGGAGATTTAAAGATTATCAGACCATATGATGCATATGATGTAAACCCTCCTCTAATCGGTGAAACAGTTGAAGTTATTAATGCTGGTGGTTTATCGTTTTATAAAAGATTATCAAACCCACTTATAAATCAAGGGAATGCTAAACCAAATAAAAATTTAGAATCATACCCAACTGATAAAAACGAATCAAATAATTCATCTGGTTATACTGAATCATCTAATACAGGTATTTCAAGTGGTGGAGATGCTGATAGAGATACTCCGATTGGAGAATACTTTGAAACAACACAAATCAATCCTTTAAAATTATACGAAGGAGATAGAATACTTCAAAGTAGACATGGTCAATCTATTAGATTTAGTGGATACAATAATACAGACAATGTTCTTGCACCAACTATACTAATTAGAAATAGACAAAACGAACAATCTATTGCTGAACTCAAAGAAGGTTCACAAACTGAAGAAGATGTAAGTAAGGATGGTTCAACAATTGCAATTACAAGTGGTGATTATAAATTAGATTTCCAACCTGGTATTGTAGATGATGGTGGTTCTACTGATTTTGAAACTACACCAACTAAATTTGAATTACCAAGTGAACTTACAGGTACAGACCAAATTCTAATTAATAGTGGTAGAATAATTTTATCAGCAAAAGATTCAGAAATGATTTTTTATTCAAGAGGAGATTATGGATTTATATCAGATGGTAAGTTAACAATCGATAATGGATTAGATGGTGCTGAATTAGATTTTAATGGTGAAGTAAGAATTACCTCAAATGATTTTGATAACTATTGGTTAGGTGGTCAAGGTAAAATATTTTTAAATACAGAATCAGATGCAGAACCTCTTGTTAGAGGAGAAGTGTTATTAGGATTGTTAGAAGAACTTATTGATGCAATCAATGCAGCAGTTTATCAATCACCTGCAGGTCCAACTAAACCAAATCCATTAAATAAATCTACCTTCGATGATATTAAAGGAAGATTAAATGAATTCTTATCTACATTAAATTATACGGAATAACATCATGTCTCTCAACAAATTTAAATCTAATATGAGTAGATATATGAACAATCAAGGTGGTATTGATAAATACGATGATTGGGCTAAGAAATTAACATCTGAATATGATAGTGCAATTAAAAGAGGATTCGAATTAATGCACCAACCAGTTAAACTATTCAAAGGAAATACTTCAGGTATGGAAATGATGGTTAAAAGTGCGTGTATGAAAGCACTAAACGCTACATCACAATCAAACAATACATTTTATAATGATTTGGGTAAAGCGATAGTATCCTATTGGCAATTATCAGAATTGAGTCCAATGATTCCACCATTAACACCAGGTGGACCAGGTGCGATGCAAAATCTAAACACAACCAAAGCACCAACTGAGATTGCTGGAACATGGAAACCTGGCAAGTTTAGACCAACAGATAATGTTGATATTTTCTTAGATAGATTGGTAATAGGAATTACAAGTCACTTGACTACAGTCGGTGGAACATACTATATGTTATGTTTATATCCAGGCTCTCCACCATTCACATCACCAGGTATTCTAAAATGGAAAGGATATACAGTCCCAGCTTAAAACCGATAAAATTATAATAGATATATTTATATTAAGATAAACAGAAATGAAAATGAATAACAAACAATTAATCAAAGTAGTAAAGACACTTGTTGAGGCCGAGGTTGCCAAACGACAAGAACAATTTTTATCTAAAACTTTTCCTGCAATATTAGAGGAAGAGATTAATAAAAGATTGGTAGAGGTGAAGGGGGGTGTTGCTGTTCCCTCTACGCAAGTTGTTACTGAGGAGGTAGACCCTTTTCAAGAAGTAGAACTTGCGTTAGAAAAAGAACGAGCAACTCCAAAAAAACAATTCACCAAGAACGCTATATTAAATGAAGTTTTGAATCAAACAAAACCATTTACTAAAGAACAAAGACAAGGTACAGGTGGTGGTAAATCAGTATTAGATAATCTACCACAACAACAACCAATCCAAGAGAGTATGGATAAAACAGTAACATTTGATTCACAAGGTGCACAAGGTGGTACTGATATGATGAGAGCTCAGATGGCACAGAAGATGGGATATGGTGATGTATCAAGAGGACCAAGTAAACAAGGTCTTGGAGTTAAGACAGGATTACCTGGTCTTGATAGAATACTAAACAGAGATAATTCTGAGTTAGTTAAAAAATTTAAAAGATAGGAAATAAAAAATGGCTTATGTAGTTGGTAGAAAAGTTGTTAAGGATACAAAAGATTTTGATGCGTTTGCATATGGAATCACCTTACCAGTTAAACGAGGAAACACAGGTTTCTTCGAACAGGCTTTTACTTCCTTCGAACAAGCAAAAAGTAATTTAAAAAATTTACTATCAACTGCAAGAGGAGAACGAATTATGCAACCAGAATTTGGTACTGGTCTACATCAAGTTCTTTTTGAACAAATGACAGATGAGTTTGAAGAAAAGTTACAAACAACTATTACTGAAAGTGTAAATTTTTGGTTACCTTATATCACTATAAAAGATATAGAGGTAGAAATGACAGATGAGATGAAAGATATGCACCAAGCAAAACTTAAAATACAATTTACAGTAGGTAACCAAATAGAAACTCAAGAAATAACAATGAGGATACAGGAGTAATTATGGCATTAAATTCAGCATCATTTAAAAGTAATAAGGGAAGAAACATAAAGTATCTTAACAAAGATTTTGCTCAATTTAGAGAAAACCTAATTGAGTACTCAAAAACGTACTTCCCAAAAACATATTCTGATTTTAATGAAGCATCACCTGGTATGATGTTTATTGAAATGGCTGCATATGTTGGTGATGTATTATCTTATTACATTGATGATACATTAAAAGAATCCATGATGTTATATGCAGAGGATAAAGAAAACGTTCTTGCATTATCACAGTATTTAGGATACAAACCAAAAGTTGTTTCACCATCAGTAGTTTTACTTTCTGTTTACCAAGTTGTACCATCAAAGGGAACTGGTATAGATAATGAACCAGATAATGATTTTCTTTTAAGAATAAAAGAAGGTATGTTGGTAGAATCATCTGCAGAAGGTACGATATTTAGAACAACTGAATTATTAGATTTCAATGATGCAGACGATAGAGTAATTACTGTCTATAAAAGAGATGGAGTTACAAACGAACCATCACAGTATCTAATCAAGAAACAAATAAAAGCAATTTCAGCAACAGTAAAAACAAGAACGATAAGTTTTAATTCAAATGAACCATTTGCTAAAGTTGATTTAGCAGAAGATAATGTAATTGATATTTACGATGTAAGAGATTCTGATGGAAACAAATGGTATGAAGTTCCTTATCTTGGACAAGAGATGGTTTATGTTGATTATCCAAATACAGAACAGTTTGATAAAGATTTATCACAATTTAAAGATTCTGTACCAAATATTCTTAAACTATTCAAAACATCAAGAAGATTTGTAAAACAAATAAATTCAAACAATACAACAAGTTTAGTATTTGGTGGAGGGACAGTATCTAATGATGAAACTTTAATTCCAAACTTTAAAAATGTTGGATTAGGTTTAAATTCATCAATTGATAAATTAGGTGCATCTTTTGACCCATCTAATTTCTTAAAGAATAAAACATATGGACAAGCACCAACGGGTGAGTTTACTATTTCATATTTAATTGGTGGTGGTGTTGAAGCAAATGTACCAAAGGGTACTATAACAAGAATACAAAATGTTTCGTTTGATGATGATACAACTGTATTTTCACCAGGTGAACTTAAAACATACAAAGCAGCTAAAATTTCATTAGCAGTTGATAACGAAGTACCTTCTTCTGGTGGTAGAGGTGGAGAAACGATTGAAGAGATTAGAGAAAATG